CCAGTTCTCCCTACATACAACTCAGTTTAGGTAACAATACACTCTTTAGCATTATTTTCTGGGCTTATAAGTTTGGATTTGATTTGGATGTATTTGGAAGAACCTGGAACTGGAAGTATCTTGATGATGTAGATTCTGCAAGTTACGTAGCATGAACTGGTTTGAGTATTATATCGGTCACTGCTGGATGAGTGGATGGCAGGGTATTCGTGGTTCGTTCCGTATCTGGGCAGACCTGATGACGGGAAACTATAAGGACTATGCTCTACTTCCAACTGATGACCCCTATGAAGAATGTTTAGATTGGTTCTGGGGTTCTTTGGGTGAAGATGAGGTTCTTCCTAAAGCATTTCTTGAACACTTGCTGGAAATGTGTGATAGAATTGATAGAGGTGAAGAGGAACTCATTCCTGCAGATGAAGATTTCTTTGATAGAATGAAAGACCTCCTAAAAGATGTGGAACTGGAAGAATATACTGACGAACAAATTGATCAATGGATTGAAGAGGACACTTGAAGAACTGTCCACTCTGCCCCTAACTCTACCCCACCCTGCCCTATAATATTCTCATATACAACAGACCAATGACTTACAAGGCATCTCTCAAGGTTCAGTTTGATACTGAATGGACTTCCACTCATTACAGTAGTGGTTTTGATGATACTGTGCTTCCTGAAGAGCATTATACTTTTCAGGTTCCTGCTGAAGACCTTAATGTTTATCAACTGTTTCGTTTCTTCGCAACTGTTGCCCGTGCGATGGGTCACGATGAACTTACCATTATGAAAGGTGCTTGTGGTCTCGCATTTGGTGAAGACCGAAGTGTAGAGAATATGCGTAAGGTTGCTGATGAGTTTGAACTGACTTTGGGTGAAGACCTGAGGAAGAGGTTTGATGAAATGAAAGAAGCAGACGCAGAGTGGGAGCGTATCAAAAAAGGTCTTATGGGAACTGTTCTAACTGAGAAAGAACAATGCGACGAGTCACAGTAAAACCGAAGAGTAGCAAGGCTAAGAACCGCCTCTGTAATACGATGGACAACAATCCTATCTGTATTGTGGAGCAGGATAAAGGAGATGGTATGCTGTTTCTCGCTAGTGAGAACCAGAAATACTTCTTCTGGGTTAATGTAAGTGAAGATTGCCACTGGGAAACTGAATGGGAGGTACTATGATTAAACCAATCGACAAAACCCACTGGGATGATCTCTATGCTCGTCTCCACGATGCTTATGTGGAGTGTATGAAGTATAACAATCCCACATATGAACAGAAACTTGCACAGGTTCTGGATCATATGATTACCAATAAAAAACATCTTTACATCCGATGACTTACACTATCGCCAAAGAAATCAAAATCTTCGATGATGAAGATGGTTGGGAACAATGACTACTGACAAAAGTAAACTACTCAAAATGATTGAAAGTGCCCTTCAAACAGCTCCACCAAATGAGGAAGCAGAAGCAGAAGCAGTAATTGATGCTACTGCAGATTGGTTTGAAGAAGTGCTACAATCTATGGGTATCACACCATCCTGCATCCCAACTCTGCTACGATGGCAAGCACACCAACACGAGTATCTGAACGATGAATAAACCACAAACATTTAAACACATTTCCCGTGCGATTGATAAACACGGAGTTCATCATCTTGATGCTCTGGATGAATTTGGGCGCCACTGGTATGCTACTATGCAACAGAAAGAAGAACCGTGGTTGACTTATGTTAAACACTGGGAATTGAGGACACACTGATGACTAAAGCAGAAAAAGTAATTCTAGCATTCTGGGACTCTCATCAACAAGAGAGATCATACTGGCATCGTGATGGTGTTGCTGCTGCCTTGCGTGAGGTAGTCAATCAAGTTCTCCCATATAGTCCAAGTGACACATTCACTGCCTGGAAACAGGAAATGCTACAAATCGCTGATGAAATTGAGGCATCATGAAACCTAAAATCCGTGTTATCCTTGAGTTAGCGATTGAAGAAGGTGTGCGTCGTGGGTATGCACGAGCACACAAGCATGTTGAAAATCCTGCCGAAGGTGCTATAATAGAGCACATTGAAGAGGCAGTGATGTCTCAAATCTACGAATACTTTACTTTTGACGAGGATGACTACCTATGAATCAACATATGGAATTTAAAAACATTATAGGAGAATACTCTAACAAACAACAAGCATTTACATATCCATGTGATTATGCTATGATACGTTTGGTGTGGACAAGTGTGGGAATAGGCAACAGATTAAGATCTCAAAGTTTTTATGAGTATGATTATCCCAATGTAGAACCCTATCGGGAATCATTTCACACCTTTGAGTATGTGAATGATACCGAGGTTTTGTTTTATACATTTGATGGTGGTTGGAACGAGTTGTGTGTCCATACGATTTGTTGGGATGGTGAGTTCTGGGTGTATCAACCTTGTGATACATGTATTGTCAAAGATATCAAGATTATTAGTGAGATCAAGTTCAACGATAAGAAATACTATGGTAGAGATGCTGGATATGATGCTGATGGTAACCTAGTATGGGGTAAAGAAACTGGTATGTTTGAATTTGATAAGCTATGAAGGAGTTTAATTATGCCCTGGACTATAAAGTTCTGGACTTCACATGTGAGGAGAATCGCCACCTTTATCGCATTGGAAGGGGTGAGCAAGGAGTTCTATTGGTTCGCCCTTATACAGACGATATTTGTAAGCATTGGAGATTTGTAAATGAATCTGTGGCTCGCAAATCTGCTGATAAAATATACAGAATGTTCTGTGATTATAAATCCGCTGGAGACTTCATTGGTATGGACATGTCACGGAAGTTTCTTGAAATGGGTTTTACACGCGCCCGCAGGTATGCAAATCATCCTGATGGAAAAAAGTATGCTCGTGATGGTTCCGTTAAACCCCAGTCGCCAGTCGCACTACATTGTGTCAAAGCAAGATCGGCAACAATCTTTAAAGAAATAAGAGACAAGGCAGCATATGACCCAGAGTATGTTACAATGAGGAAGCAATGGAGAGCAGCAGAATGACTGACGAACCACTACTAAATTCACTACAAGGAACTATGGCAACGATTGATTCCTATTCAGTAAAGAAAAAAGCAATTGATGAGTATCGTATAGATACTATTGAGAAACGACTTACTCGTATTGAAGATAAAGTTGATTTACTTATTATGCAACTCAAAGTAGAGTTTTATAAAAAATGATAGGAAATCCAGATGATATTATACTCACAAATCCCTCAAAGATGTTTGAGTATGAAAAATTAGCAAGAACGATTGACCAGTGTGAAAATGTAGAGGAACTACAACTTTCACTCAAAGGTATGTTAAAGTTGTATATGAAACAACAAGAAGTAACAACACAAGTATTAAAAATGAAAATGTGATGAAATTAACACCAACATCTCTTCGTATTATTGGAAGCATTCTACTCATAATAGGATACTTTATTCTTTTATATGGTGACATGAAAACTGGCTGCTGGTTTCGTTTAATTGGTGGATTAGTTATGGTTCCCTTCTCTATTCAAATCAAAACCTGGGATGTTATTGTGCTACAGGCATTTTTTGCTGTTATTGATATATCTAAAATTATTCAACTATCAGTATGAAACTTGATATCACGATGGAAGAGTATGGTATAATTATTAATGCTCTACACTATTATAAGAAAGTAGAGAAGAAAGGAAACTTTCAGCAGTATGATAATAAAAGAATTAATGAGCTAAGAGACAAACTATCACATCAAATGGTATGGAAACAATGATTGACCTTATTAAAACACTACTCAAATCAGCACTTGCTACCTCCCGTTGGGGTCCGCTAACAGAGGCAGATGAAGAACTTGTATGGGACTCTTCCTTTGCTAAAATATTCAAATCATCATCTATCCGCCGAACACCGTCAACACCACGCACTGCAATTACACTTGAATGACTCAACTTATTGATCCTTCTGATCCACGCTATTTCCGTCAAACATCTGACGAACCCTATCTTCGTCACGATTATAAATTAGTATCGAGCACTGGCGAATTTGTTATCTTTGATAATTATGAAGATGTGCAGCGTAGATGGTTTGAGCGTGGTGGTAATTTTTTAAGTCACGTTGAGGTTCTAGATCACAAAGAACCTAAGAATAAAAAGAAGAAAGGATTTTGATTATGATTGACTG